TGCAAGCGCTGGGGCACGAGCTGGCGATTCACGCCTGGTACGGTCTGCTGGGGGGCGCGCTGCACTGTGGCAAGATCCCGGTCTACCCGCTGGCCAGCAAGGACCCCTACGGGCGCGATGTGATCGCCGCGCACGCCCATCACTTCCAGGCCAACATCACGGTCACCCTGCTGGACGCCTGGATCTTCGACCCTAACTTGCACGTGCACGGCATGAAGTGGGTGCCGTGGTTTCCGATCGACATGCAGCCCATCCCGCCGCTGGTGCTCAAGCGCGTGGCCGAGAGCTTCCAGCCCATCGTCTACAGCCGCTACGCCGAGCGCGAGGCGCTGCGCGCCGGGCTGGACGTGCTGTATGTGCCGCACGGGGTGGATACCAAGGTCTTCGCCCAGATGCATGAAGCCAAGGCGCGCGAGTACACCCACCTGCCGAACGACCGTTTTATTGTCGGGATGGTGTCGGCCAATAAGGGCAACGCGCCCAGCCGCAAGGCCTTCGAGCCATCACTCCGCGGCTTCCGCGACTTCCACCGCCGGCACCCGGATACCTTGCTCTACCTGCACACGCAGATGAGCGATGAGGACCAGGGCATCAACCTGCCCGAGCTGCTGGGGGTGCTGGGGCTGCAACTCGGGCGCGATGTGGTGTGCGTCAACGACTATGACTTCCGGCTGGGATTGCCGCCCGAACATGTGGCGGCGCTGTACAACTCGATGGACGTGCTGCTGGCCTGCTCGATGGGCGAGGGCTTTGGCATCCCGATCCTGGAAGCGCAGGCCTGCGGGACGCCGGTGATCACCGGCGACTGGACGGCCATGAGCGAGATCACCTGGCGCGGGGCGCGGGTGGACCGCGCCGGGGCGGAGCCGTTCTATACCGGGCTGGCGAGCTACTACATGCAGCCACGGGCGGACGCCATCGCCGACGCGCTGGAGCAGGTGTACGCCAAGACCTGGGTGCGCAATGTGCCCAGCCAGGTGGCCGGCTACGACGCCGACTATGTGACGCGCACCTACTGGGCGCCGGCGCTGGAGCGAATCGCGGAGCGGCTGGAGCTGGAGCGGCCGACCACGCCGGTCCCGACGGCGCGGCCGACCAGTGAGCTGGTGCTGGCATGAGCGCCGAGCCGCACATTCACGAGTGGCTGCGCCTGGGCCTGGCCAACACCGATGGCTCGGTGTCAGTGCCGTGCAAGATCTGCGGGGCGGAGCTGGCCATGCGGCACGGCGTGATCGAGCACGGTTTTACCAACCCGCTCGGGCTGGCGTTCAGCGAGCCGGACGGGCTGGAGTGGATCATCCTGCGCGAGATCGAGCGCGACTACCGCTTTGACGAATTGGCGCGCCCGCTGGGCCCGGACAGCGTGGTGGTGGAGATCGGGGCGCACGTGGGCGTGGTGAGCTGCTGGCTGGTGAAGCGCTACGGCTGCCATGTGTGGGCCTTCGAGCCGGCGCTGGGCAACTTTGCGCGGCTGGCAGCCAACGTCAAGTTGAACGACGTGGCGGCCCGTGTGATGCCGACACTGGCGGCCGTGACGTGTGATGGGCGCGCGGTGACCCTGGGCGCGGCGCCGGATGGCAACAGCGGCAGCTATTCCATCCACATTCCGGGCGGTACTGAAGCGCTCTCGATGACGCTGGCGGAGATCCTGGCCAAGACCGGCCCGGTGGACCTGCTCAAGATCGACTGCGAGGGCGCGGAGTTCGAGATCCTGGCCGACCCGGAGATTCTGCGCGGGCGGGTGGGCGCGGTGCGCGGCGAGTTCCACGCGGCCAACGGTGACTGCGGGGCGCTCGCGAACAAAGTAGCAGCCGTGGTGCCCGACACGCGCGTGAGCTTCCAGGGCTGGGCGGCGGCATGAGCATTTCAATCGTCACGCCCTGGCGCGATCACCCCGAGCTGATCCCGGCCTATGAGGCCGCGGTAGCCGGCGCGCAAGTGATCATCGTCGATACCGGCAGCACTCCAGTGAACCATCAGCGGCTGGGGCAGCTGGCGGACAGACCGGACTGGATGCAAATTGTTGATGACCGCCCCTTCTCCTTTGCGGCGGCCTGCAACAGCGGCCTTGAGTATGCGTCCGGCGACATTGTGATGTTTTTGAACAACGACATCACGGCCAACGCTGGCTGGCTGGCCATCGTCGAGCGCGATGTGATGGCTAACCCTGGCGCGCTGCTGGGGCCCTCCACTGATGTGCGCGGCCTGGCCGGGCGGGCCATGCTGTATGTCGAGGGCTGGTGCATCGCTGGCCAGCGCGCGGTGTGGGAGAAGCTCAATGGCTGGGACGCGGAGACCTTCCAGCGGCCCTACTGGGAAGACGTGGACCTGAGCTGGCGCGCCACGCGGCTGGGCATCCGGCTGCGCCGGCGGGCCTGGCCGGTGCGCCACATCAGCAACGTCACCAGCGACTCGGTGCCCGGCGCGAAAGACGCCTCGGACAGCAACCGCGATCTGCTGGACGCCCGGATCGCCGCGGCCGATGCAGCGGAAGGGCTGGCTCGAATATGAGCCTGCAACTGGTGACCCACACGACCGAAGGTTACCTGCCGCGCATGCGGCCGTACCTCGACAGCCTGGGGGAGCACTGGGCGGGGGAGCCCTGGCTCTTGACCGTGGCGTTCGACGCGCCGCCCGAGTTCCAGGCCGAGTATCCACACGTGCGCTTTGTGCGGGTGCCCAAGGTGGCGGGCAGCCCGGAGAACACGGACAGCTTGCAGCACGGGGCCTTTATCAGCTTTGTGCCTGGCGACGACAGCGACGTGCTGATCTACACCGATGGCGACATCGTCATGCAGCGCGGCCCAAGCGCGCGCGAGATCGGCTGGCTGGCCAACCTGCCCTGGGATGACGTGGCCTGCGGCTGGAACAGCGGGCCGGACGAGACCCTGGCGGTCGAGGGCGCGCGGCTGTTCCCGCGGGGGGATATCGGCGCGGTGTTTGGCGAGATGGTGGCGCACACGCCCTGCTACAACATCGGCGTGATCGCGGCCCGGCGCGCGACCTGGTCGCAGATTCACGCGGCCTATATGGCGCGCTATGACGAGGCGCTGGCGCTGTTCGGGGCGCAGCAGCGGCAGCAGTGGCTGGTGTGCTGGGCCATCGAGCACCTGGGGCTGGACGTGCAGGTGATGCCCTACAGCGTCCACATGCACGGCTGTTACCCCCTGCCGGCGGGCGGCGAGAACCGCAGCCTGTATGTGGGCGGTCAGGCAACTTACAAAGGGGAGCCGGTATTGTTCCGGCACCATTTATAGGACGGAGGGCGAGATGGACGGCTTGACTGTTGGACGCATGGTGCATTACGTGGCTTACGGCACGCCAGGCGGCGAGTTCCCAGCCGGCGCGCATCGGGCCGCGATCATCACGCAACTGGACAACTACGGCATCGGCGAGTATCTGACTCGCCCCGAGGTGTCGCTGTGCGTGCTCAACCCGACCGGGCAATTCTTCAATTCGCGCATCCCATACGATGGCAGCCCAAACCCCGCACCGGGTACCTGGCACTGGATCGAGAAAGCCTGATCCTTCGTGCTCGACTTCCTGATCGTCGGGGCGGGGCTGTTCGGGGCCACTTGCGCGCGCGAGCTGGCCGACGCTGGTCGCCGCGTGCTGGTGATCGACAAGCGCGACCACGTGGCCGGCAACTGCCACACGGTGAGCCAGCACGGCCAGTTGCGCAACATGTACGGCGGGCACATCTTCCACACCGGCAGCGCGCGCATCTGGGAATACATGCAGCGCTTCTCGGGCTGGCGCCAATATGAGCACCGGGTGAAGGCCAATTACCGGGGCACGGTGTACTCATTCCCGCCCAACCGCATGACCGCCCAGCAGCTCGGGGTCGAGATCGGCACCGACGAGGCCACATGCCGCTTCCGAGAAGCGTTCTTTGCCGGCTATACCGCCAAGCAGTGGGGGCGCCCGCTGGACCAGGTGCCGGCCTCCGTGCTGGCTCGCATCCCGATCCGCAACTCTTGGGATGACCGCTACTTCGCCGATGAGTTCCAGGGCCTGCCGGCCGGGGGCTATACGTCTCTGGTGGAGAACATGCTCACGGGCATCGAGGTGGCGCTGGGGCAGGACTATCTGGAGCGCGCCGCGGACTGGAACGCGCTCGCCGGGCGCGTGATCTACACCGGGCCGGTGGACGCGCTGTGCGGCCACGTGCTGGGCCGGCTTGAATACCGGAGCTTGCGCTTCGAGAGCCGCTGGGCGGACCACGATGAGCTGGGCTGTGCGACGATGAACTTCGCCGATGCTGAGGTCCCGTACACCCGCGAGATGACCTGGCGGCACTTCTGGCCGAGTGAAGCGCCCGAGACGCTTATCACGCGCGAGTACCCGGCCGCTGACGGTGAGCCCTACTACCCGGTGGGGGACGAGCGCAACCGTCGGCTGTATGACGACTACCGGGCCTACGTGGCCGGGCACAAGCCGAACGTGATCCTGGGCGGCCGGCTGGGCACTTACCGCTACCTGGACATGCACCAGGCCGTGGGCGCGGCGCTGCACCTCGCAGAAGGGCTGGTGAACTGATGGGCGCTCGAGCGGGCATGGTTGACCTGATCTTGCAACTGCGGGCCCTGGCGGACGCCGGCACTCTCGACTACACCCAGACCGGGGGCACGGCGGTTTACTGGGACGGCGATCAGCTCCAGATCGTGCTCGACCGGCATGTGAGCCGCGTTTACCGCGAGCAGCTGATCTCGTATCCGCAGATCATCGCCGGCGGCACGCCGTTGTACCAGGAGTACCGGAGCGCTTACCGCAACTGGGAGCGGATCGAGTCGGGGACCGTCCAGTTCAACCTGGAAGCCGGGGCCGGCATCACTCCCGGCACGACACTGTGGGCCGCTGACTACGCGCTGGGGATCATCACCTTTAGCGCCTCGACCGGCGGGAGCGTCTATTTCGTCTCGGGGCGCTCTTACGACCTGTACGGGGCGGCGGCGGACGTGTGGCGCGCCAAGGCCGGCCAGGCGGGCAAGCTGTTCGATTTCTCGACTGACAACCACTCGCTCAAGCGCTCGCAGATCATGGATCACTGCCTGAAGATGGCCGACTACTACAGCACGCTCCAGATCGCGCCGGTAACCAGCTTGTACCGCTCGGACAATTACGCCGAGCCGCCGGGGGGCGACCTGGGGCCGCTGCGCAAGCGCGACCGCAGTGGGGAAGGGGGCTGGTAAGTGCTGCCATTACTCAGCGCGGCGGATCTGGCCCAGATGCGGGCCGATCTGGAGGCCAACACTCTGCCGGACACGTGCGTGCTCGAGTCGGTGGTGCACGCCTCTAACGGCGCCGGCGGGATCGTCGACACCTGGAGCGCGGCCGGGACAGTGGCCTGCCGGCTGGACCATAAGAGCGGCTTGCGGCGCCAGGTGGGCACGAGCTGGGAGACCTACTCGGGCTGGATGTTCACCCTGCCGCAGTCGGCGGCGATCACCACGTCGAGCCGGCTGGTGCACCAGGGGCAGACCTATTCGGTGACCTCGGTGGATGACCTGGGGAGCTTGCTGGCCTGCAAGCGGGCGCAAGTCGAAAGGCTGTGGACCTAAATGCCCGTCATCTTCAACTCCAACATCCAGGCGCTGCGCGCGCGGCTGCACGACCAGGCAGTGGAGGTAGTCTCGAGCACCGCTTTCGCCATCGAGGGCGAGGCCAAGCTGCACGTGCCGCGCGACCCGGCCCGGCCGCCGAAAGACCTGACGGCCAAGGTCACCGGCAATCTGCGCAACTCTATCCAGAGGGCGATGGACGGGCCGGGCGGGCTGAAGTGGCGGGTGAACGTGGGCGCGCCCTACGGCCCCTTCCAGGAGTTCGGGACGCGCTTTATCCCGGCGCGGCCGTACCTGGTGCCGGCGGTGGAGAAATACCGCCAGCAGTTCATTGAGAAGCTGGGGGCGATTCTCAAGTGACTGCCTACAACGCGGTGAACACGGCGCTGTATGGCCGGTTGGCGGGGGACGCCACGCTCGTGGCCCTGCTGTCGGCGGGGACGCTGTCGATCTTTGCCGACTCCGCCCCGGACAACGCGGTGCTGCCATTTGTGGTGTTTAGCCATCAGAGCGGCATCGAGCCGTCGCTGACCGCGCACCGCGACCCGGACGAGCTGCTGTACGTGCGCGCCTTCGCGGGCCGTCCGGACCTGGCCGGATCGATCGACGACCGCATCGACGTGCTCTTGCACCTGAAGCCGCTGACGGTGAGCGGGTTTACCAACATCTGGCTGGCGCGCGAGACGGATATCTCGCTGACAGAAAAAGACGCCGCGCTGGTGACGACCTGGAACGTGGGCGCCCTGTACCGCTCACGCCTATCGACTTAAGGAGACTGACATGGCCACTCGTTTTGTTGCAAATGCCGCCGTCATCCAGTGGATCTGGTCCGGCGGGACGATCACCCTGCAAGGGGATTACCGCAAGCTGGACCTCGACCCGGGCGTCAAGGAAGCCATCGCCACCGCCGGCACCGACGCGCGCGAGCAGCGCCTGCCGACCATCAAGGACTTCAAGGCCTCGGCCCAGCTGGTGGCCGACGTGGGCGGCACGGCCATGCTGGCCGCCCTGGCGGAAGGCGTGGTGGGCACGCTGATCGCCGGGCCGGAGGGCACGGCTGTCGGCAAGCCCAAGACGACCGCGAGCGCCATTTGCCTGGGGGCCACCCAGCACTACGCCTACGCCACCGAGAGCTTGCTCGACGTGAGCTGGGACGGCGACGGGGTGACCTACAGCCAGGGGAATTACTAAGCATGAGCGATTCTCCTGTCGAACTGGCAACACCGCCCGAGTGGCGCTTCGACCTGGCCCAGGTCTCGCGCCGGGCCTGGATCGACTTCTCCACCGGCAAGCTGAGCGCCGATGAAGACGATGCGCTCCTGGCGCGGGTCAGCGGTATGTCCGCAGACATGATCCAGGCCCTGCCGGTGCTGGAGTACAAGGCGCTGGTCCGGGCCTTTGTCCGCAAGCTGCGCGAACCGCTGGCCAACCCAAACTCAGCCGCGCCGTCTACTACGCCGTAGGCGGGTTCCAGGGGCACGCGGCCCCGGACGAATACTGGCGTTGGCGGATGGCGCGCGAGACCGGCTGGAGCCTCGAGTATATCGACGGGCTCTCCATGGCTGACTGGCACGAATACTGGCAGGTGTCGGACGGGGAAGCCCGCGCCCGCACCCTGCCGCCTTTGTGAGGAGCTGAATGGGCACTGAAGTCGCATCCCTGTATGCCTCGCTGGAAGCCAACATCAGCCCGCTGGATACCAAGCTAGCGGAGGCGGACGCGGCGCTGACCAGCGTGGCGGAAAAGGCCGCGGTGGCCACCGAGGCCGTGGCCGGGATGGGGGCCGGAGCCGCCACCGCGGCCGAGGGACTGGACGTGGCCAGCGGCGCGCAGATGGCCTTCGCGGCCGAGGTGGCCGACACCACGCTGGTGGAAGAGAACAACATCACCGCCGCCGATGCCATGGCCGCGGCCAACAGCGTGGTGAGCACGGGCATGATCGCGCTGGCCGGGGCCGGGATCGCGGTGGGGGCGGCGATTGGCGTGGCCAAGGCGGCCTTTGAGAACACCGTGGGGAGCGCGCAGGCGCTGGCCGACACGGTGCGCAAGCTCCAGTTCGAGACGGGCGCGTCGGCGGAGAGCGCGAGCAAATTGGCCTACGCCGCCGACATCACCGGGGTGGGGGTGGACGCGCTCACCCGCGGGATCAACATCGCCACGCGCGCCCTGGCGTCGAACAAGTCGCTGGGCATCGAGCCGACCATCGATGGGCTGGCCACGCTGGCCGACCGCTACAACGCCATCGAGTA